CCCATGTGAAAAGTTCTACACACCTGTTAATATTGTTATAATAACAATTACGATACGACATAATATGGAATTATATACACTAATTCCATTTTTTCAAGTATTTTCGTTCAGAACTATTATATGGTGTCATATAAGATTCATATACACAACCAACATTTTCAGCACTTTCTAAGAAACGTGTTTCTCCAATCTTTCTCATTTCAGTAGACATTACCCGATACTTTGGTTTATTTTTAAGCGTGGATGCAATTTTTTCTAATAATTCTTCACCACTATTAAATTTTAACATTGCGTCTTTATAAGTGCAAATATCTTGACAAATCACAGGTATGCCTAAAATACATGCTTCAATATATTTGATGTCAGATTTAGCTCTATTGAATGGATTATCCTGTAAAGGAGCAATCATCAAATTAATATTCAAATCGTAAATCTTTTTAGGATATGCATATAAAGGTTGCCATGGATGAAATTCAATTTCACCTGATTTAACATATGGTAAGAGTGGTGGTGGGAATGCACCCATAAATACCCACTGATATTTGTGGCGTGTATCAATTATAGCTTTTAATACATGCTCAAAATCGTCTTTACCACCTGCTTTATTTTCAACATCATAGTGTGCACCAGATCCGGTGTATAGAATACGAGGCTTTTTATAATGCTTATCTAAGTTATTACAAATACGTGCATGATTAAACAAATATCCCATCCAGAAAAATGGAGGGAAGTTTGGAATAACAGTAATTTCTTGCTTACCTGTTTTTTCTCTATACAGGTCTCTCATATAATCACATGTAACTGTGACTTCATCAACCATGTTGATAATATCAATACAATTCTGTCTTACTTCGTCAGTATCAAACGCAAATTTAAATCGATTATAATCAGGAATACATTCTTTAAAAACTACATCATCAACTTCGTAAATAAGTTTAAAGTTATGCTGCTTTTGAATTGATTTTAAATATTCAATAAACCGTTTTTGTTCAGATGTAGCTTGTCGTTGAATTTTAACTGCCTTAACATTTTCATACCATCTTGGATCAAACACCATGCATGTATTTGACTGTGATACCATTTGCTGGTTTGCATTTAAAATCTGTTCAGGCCAAATAATACGCCAATGACCACACCCTGAATAATCCAAAATCTTTCAAATAGGTCGTTAATCTACCTGCATTGAGCTATACATTTTTATTTTGTATAGATGAGACTATATCATCAACCTAATTAGGTTGTCCCCCATTTCGAGCTACTTAGCTCTACGATCTTTCGATCTAGTCGTTGAACGTTCTCCTTTCAGAGCTTCGCTGCTGATTACCATTTCAGGCTTCCAGCAATTAAAGGGATTATCGATATTCATTACTGAATAAAGGACCAATTATTTAGCCAAATAATTTATAACTCGTGGTAAACTTAATTCACGGGGTTGCTCCTTTGGTGTTGATTGTTGTATTTGTTGAAAAGCGCCATGTGTATTTACAAATGGTGTGTTTACAAATGGGCTTCCATATAGGTTTGGTGTTACTATCATGATATATTATATAAACTAAAAAATTAAAAAATCAAACTGATATCCTTGCTGTATAGTTGCTTCTTTTTTAGCAATATTAAGCTCAAATTCTTTTTGCATTGTATAATCGCTTTTAATTTCAACAATTAAATTGTCTTTCGGGATGTATATATCAGGGTAATATATTTTTGATTTACCTTTAAACGTATATGGTATAACCGGTACTTTACCTTTTCCGATTTTAATATCATTAATATGATATCCTAAATCTAATAAAAAACGAATCCCTTTATCTTCATAACCTTGGTATTGAATACCAACACCATCAATTATAGTTTCTTTAATTTTTTTGCCAGAAAGTTGTTGTTTATAAAAAACTTCAGGTATTTGCATTACATTGTCTACGCCGTATTTTTTACGCAAGCTCTCTTTATGTAGATTATGTAAATGTGACCAACCGTTATATTTACCAATAATTGTTTGTTTGGTCAGTTCTGCGGTAACATGCTTAAACTGTTGCTGTTCGTTCCGGTCTCTTATATGAATATCTTGATTTGTTAACACCCTAACAATTACACCACAATCAACATTATATTTTTTTGCAATAAAATTCAATCCGTAGCCGTATTGATATAAATCTATCATTTCTTTGATCTGTTGATCTGTGAATTTATATTCAACCGTCTGGTTTCGTTTTCGGTTATATCGTTGAAGATTACGAGATTCTTTTGGTGAGCGTAATTTATACCCATTATTAACAATAATACTTTTTATTGCATGAGCGTTAACATTATAAATTTTAGCTAATTCAGTAACTGATTGTTCATTCAAATAATCAGCTAAAATGTCTATTTCATGCCCCATAAGATTTTTATGTTTACTAGTCCAATTTAATTTAATTTGTGCGTCCATAAATATATTTATGGACGCGGGTATTGTTATTCGTTTGCAAAATCAACACGCTTCGTAATACCTGATTGCTTTTCAAGATATATAACTTCACCAGTAACAGCTTTTAGCGATTCTGGTCTATGTGAGATAACATAGATACATTCTTTAAATTGTTCAGAACGTTCTTTAAGTAAGTCTACAATGAGTTCAATACCTTTATCATCAAAAGACGAATCAAACAGTTCATCGTAAAATGCAATATTATATTGCACACCGCCTTGCATACGTCTCAAATCCGAAAACGTAAACAAACAAGCTAAGTCCACACTCTTACGTTCAGCACCAGAAAAGTTAAAATAAGAACAGATCTTATTCTTTTCATTTACAATTTCTTCTTCAAAGAATTCATTGAAATAACAAACTGCATTGCTGTCTAACTTTTTGAGATAGAACATCAATTTACCATTTAGCAATTCAAGTAACTTATTGACAATATAAGATTTTACACCCTCTTCGCTAATAATATATTTTACAACTTCAAGTTTTTGTAATTGCTGTCTTTTACTTGTAATAATTTTATCTAATTCATCACGACGTAATTCAGTTTTAGCAATTAATTCATCAAATTCAGTTGTAGTTGTTTCAACTTGCTTTATATCTTCAATTAATGAAGTTTGCCACTTCGTTAACTGCTCAATTTTATCTTGAATATTACGTTCTTCTTGAACAAGTAGTTTATTTTTTGATAATTTATCTTCTTCCTCTTTTAATTTTGTGGCTAATAAATTCCTCTTACGTTGATATTCAATCAAATTAGATTGTAATTCACTTTGCTGCAAAGTAAGGTTGCTAATTTCGTCTTTGATTCTATTTTTTTCTGTCTCAATATACGCACTATCATGTTCTTCAATAGAACGCAAACAAACCGGGCACTTGTCTTCATTTGTACCAATTTTAGAAAATGTATTGTTGCATGTTTTGATTTTTGATACTAATTCACCCGATTTTAAAGTCAGGTCATTAATATTGGTATCGCATTTTTTAATACCTGTATCAATTTTATCAATAGTTTCTTTTACAACCTGCTCATCCCAGAACACCATTGTATCACGCTTTTGTTCCAGCTTTGCAATATTGCTTTCATTTTCTTCTTGACGTTGCACATAGGTGGCATGTTTGTTTTTACGATGCTCTAATGTCTTCTCTTTTTGCTTTTGGTAGTTAGATATAGATCTAGCTACTTCATCGAATTTAGTTTGTTCAATTTCGTTTTCTTTTGTTACTTGATTGATTTCATTTCTAAGTTCAGAAATCATTTTACTAAAAACTTCCAAACCAAAAATATCTTCGATAAACTTTCGTTTTTCAACTTTATTTTTTGCCATGAATGGAATTGCCCCATTAACAGTCATAATAACACAGTTTTGAAAAACTGCAGGTGTTGCACTTAATATATCGCAAATATATTTGTTTGTATTAGCAATAGTATCTCGAGTTACATCAACATTATCTTTTGAAATTGTAACCTTTGATGGGTTATTTTTTCTACAAATTGTATATGTGTGTTCACTTGTAGGTGTTTTTACATCAAATTGCAATTCAATTACAGTTGTACCTCCTGTAATATTATTAACAATAAGGTCTTTCTTAATTTCACGCAATGGTTCACCAAATATTGCGAAATATAATCCATCAGCAATGGTAGATTTACCAATTGCATTGCGTCTATCCGGCTTATCTTTGTTTTGACCTGTAATTAAATTAATACCTTCTTTGAAGTGTATGCATACAGGGTCGTTACCAATAGATAAAAAGTTTTGAATCTTTAGACTTTTAAATTTAACAGACTTCATACAAGTGCACACTTACTGTAAAGGTTAAGTGTATGTTCTAATATAGATTTTTTATCATCTATATCAAGTAAATTTACAAACTCTTCAATAGCTTGCGTAATATCAATACCGGAAAAATCGTATGATGTGGTATCTGTAATAATTTTATTGCAGTTAATATCATAATCAACAATCAAAGTATTAGGTTTGAGTTGATTCAAAACTGTCTGTAAAACAGTAATATCATCTTGACTAATATTTTTATCGATTTTTAGTTTGACAAAGTTATTAGTAATACACGTTTTAAAATAATCTGAAATGGTTCCAGCTTGTACAAGATCACTAAGAGTAATTTTTTTATAACGAGGTGATAAATTGTTTTGATAGAACGTGTATGTTGAATCATTTATATCAAGAATGTAATAACCTTTATCGTTATCACAATCACCAAAGTCCATTTCAAAAGGATTACCTACATATAATATTGTACCAGCACCAAATTGACGTTCATGTCTAGTATGAAAATGACCAGATATAACAAGATTAAACTTCTTCAAAAGATCACTTGCTTTCATTCCATCTTCACACATTTTCATCGAATTCATTTTAAATGATTCAATTTCAAGATGACCAAAACAAATGTCACTATCAGGTAATTCTGCTTGCGAAAAACCCCAAGGTAAGAATGATAGAGTTTTATTAAACCGATCAAGCGTAAATGGCTTATCAATTACATTCACGTTTTGTTTACCCTTTATAATATTCAAAGAGTGAACGTCTGTGCGATGTTTAAAATATTGATCATGGTTACCTGTAATGATTGTTAAGTTGAATTCACTTAACAGGTCGAATATTTCTGCTGACACAGTCAACGTATCTACAGAAATTTCACTACGGTTATGATACCAATCACCACAAAAAATTACATCTTTGATATTGTGTTGTTTAATCTCTTTAACAAACCAACGACACCAGTCTAATGCAATAGTATGCCACTGACCTGAATCATTATGAACACCTAGATGTAAATCAGAAAATATTGCAACCTTTGGATTATTAATCATAGTTCTGGTTATAACTATCGTCCCCATCCTCGTCATCAGGTTTTACATAGATATACGAGCTCATTTCTGGGTCAGTCATCATAGATTGATACATTTGAGACTTATATTCATGTATTGTATCATGATGTTTCTTTTCTTTTTTAATGCGATTAATGAAAGCATGAAATGCAATCGTGGTAAAGTATGAGAAAGGATTGGATCCTGTACTAAAATCATACTTTTTATTCTGAACTGCATTATACATCTTTACTAATGCATCTCCAATCATATCTTCTTTATAGGTATAATTGATAAATGATGGTAAAAAACTTAACCCTGTTGCAATTTTCTTAATATACACGCCGAGATCTTCTGTCATGACATCAGAATCGTAGTATTTTTTGAGAGCTACCTTAAACTCTTCAGGGTTGACATAATATTGAGCTTTGTTTTCTTGCTTCGCCATAATGAACTATATTATAATAATTAAATTAATCAACATTCTCTTATATTTTTTTCAGAAAATTGTATTTTTTCGCGTTGGTAAATGTTTTTTCTAGCTTCACCATGTTCGTTCCCGTATCGTAAATTATCAACCAGGTCGAAAATATACAGTTTTGATTTGGAAGGGTGTAATCTCAGCCCACGTCCAATAGATTGTACAGTGCGAATAAAGGCTTTACCACCAGCTGCAAACATGATTAGGTGTAAATTCTTGATATTTACACCTGTTGAAAATATAGAACTTAACGCGACACACACGACATTGTTGTTTTTTTCTATGATTTCCTTGATCTTTTCCCGTTCCTCCACCTCAACTTTTCCTTGAATAAAGAAAACCTTTTTGGAAATACCTTTGAGATGTTCCATTAAAATTTCCCCATGTCGTATATGGTTGATCAAAATGAGGATATTGTTGGGAAATTTTTGAGATATTTCCTTAATTGCATTGTTCCTAAAATTTGATTCGTAGAGGAAATCAAGTTCATCGCGGTAGTTCATTTTAGGAACAGGCTTGTAATTGATATTAATACACTTAACTTCTACGTTTGTAAGGTAGTTTTCCTGTCGTAATTCGTAAGAACTCTTCTCATATATAACTGGTCCAAGTTTTCCTAAAACAGCCCAACGGTCTCCATTTTTATCGGGGAGTGTTCCTGTGAAACCATATTTGTGGGGAGTGAGTATTTTGGAAATAAGTTTTCCTGATACATCCGCCTTCATTTTATGGCATTCATCTACAACAAGTAAATCAATATGTTTTAACCACTCATTTTCCTCAAATTTTCGTTGTAGTATACCAATATTAACCACAAACACATTAGATGTTAAATCTGGTTCATGTTTTCCTGTCCATTTTGTTGGTTTAAATGTTACACCATATGAAAGGAAATCATTGTATGTTTGAGTAACAAGCCCTAAGTCTGGTACAACAACTAAACATTTAAATGTAGGTTTTTTGATAGAATTTAAGTAGTAATTTTCTATTAAGGTTGCAGTTGTAATAGTTTTACCCGCTCCTGTACCCATTAAACATATACCCCGTCCAGTTTTAAGAGCTAACTTTACAACATCTTCTTGATATTCTCTTAGCGTGTTACCATCAGCTTTAAGATTGTTATAGTATGTAAAGTCATACTGTTTTGTTAGGTAATTTGAAAGTATGGGTGTAACAGAAGTTGAAGGAACAACAATATTACACTCATGAAGATATTTGTTAATTTCCCAAAACATACCTACTTCACACTGACCTGTAGGTGTTATGACATATTTTCTGCTAGGAATAAATTTATTCCTTCGCTTCATAAAAGAATGACCTTCGTATGGATAACTAAAGTGTTCCCTTACCTGTTTAAACAATTCAGGTTCGCATTGAAATATTAGTTTGTTATTTTTTAAATCAAAAATCATAACGTCTCTAACTTCTGAAGTTCTATAACGTTGCGGACCTCCCAGTGCATGCTACCAAATATCTTTTCAACCTTTTCCAAATATTCGACCACGTTGGTTAAATCTCTTTTCTTTTCTTTGATTGCAGCAAACTCTTCTTGTTCTTCGATGAGGTTTAAAACGGTTTTATCTGACAAAGTAACAGGTGACTGTTCTTTAATTTTTGTAGCTAAAATCTTAGTTATCTTTTTTTCTTTATCAGATAACTCTTGTAGTTCACGTTTTGCTTCAATTAACCTAGCAACCCAGAAATGTTTTTTTGCTGGTAGTTTTAGCTGTGTTTCTTTGATATTAAAGTCATTCAATACGAGGTCTTGTTCGACATCTTTTATATATTTACTAAGTAGACTCATAGCAAATGATAAATACTAATAACGTGAAATCAACTTTTAAAGACCGCTTTTTACAACTACTTGATGAAGAAAATGTAGCAGGTGGAGCAGCATCTGTATTTGGAGCAGGTGTGGCTGCAGATGGTGGTATATATAATCCAAATGCTGGTAGATTTACCTCAAATGATTCTATATATGCTCCTGGTGACGCAAGATTACCCAAAGCTTTGGGTGGAGTACAACGCAGATCTGGTATAAGTAAAAAGCGACGCAAATTTAAAAAACGCCGTCGTAATAAATTATGACAGATTTTGGACATTGGTCAAACGTAACAGAAACACCCGAAGCCCCATACGGATTTATTTACAAGATAACTAATCTTGTTTTAAATAAATGTTATATCGGTAAAAAACAGATGGTATCAGTTAAAAAAATGCCACCTCTTAAAGGTCGTAAGAATAAAAGACATAAAGAGGTTGAAACTGATTGGCGTACATATTCAGGTTCATCAAATGACTTAAATGCTGATATTGAAAAATACGGTAAAGAGAATTTCAAATTTGAAATTCTCATGTTTTGCAATAGTAAGTGGGAACTTGCTTACTATGAATCAAAAATTAATTTGAATTAGATGTATTAGTATCTGAAAACTTTTATAATGGTATTATTAATTGTCGTATTGGAAAAGCGCCAAAAAGTCATATAATACAAGAATGACGTGTAAAATAGCACATAAAGGTGTTTTGTTTGTTGACTTTTTACAATTTGTGCAAGATAATTGCTGCAAAACTTATATTCAAACTTTGCAAACATATAATCTACCAAATGATATAACTAACAAAGATGTTACAGCTATCTTTTATCATACAATATTGCAATGCATTATCTCATATTTTACCTCTTTAAAAACTCATGATAAAAAGATATTTTATGTGAATAAGACCAAATTACAAAAATGCTGCCTTGTTGGTGACAATGATTTGATTATATTCTTGCAGTTTTTTGTAAAATTTATCAAAACTATAAAGACAAAGTTAAATTTAATTGTTATTTGCGAAAACCATTCACTCAAAAAATATGTTAGCCTTTTAGATACAGACGTTAATGTTAATGAAAGTTTTCATAAAGCTCTTATAGTGAAAGAGTTATCAGCTGAAAAAATATACAAGTTTCTCGAAAAATGCGGGTTAAAACAGCTGTCAAAAACATATAAGCGAGATGTCAATGTAAAATTCTGGCTTAAATAATAAATAATTTTATGTCGAAATTCTTAGATTTAGTGAATGAGTTTTCACGTTCAGTATCAGTAACACCTACAGAGCCAACAGGTAATTTGATGGGGTTGTTCACTAAACTATGTGATACATTGCAGGTTAATTGTGAGCAAACTAGTGATGGGCTTTTAATAAAAATACCTGCAGAAGAAGAAAACCAAGATATATCTAAATATACTTCAACAACTGCTATTGATAGTAATGTTGAAGGATTAGCTAGCAAAGCTAATGTTGCGTCTCGTCTATTTGGCACCACAGCTGGCCAAGCAAAGACAGCAGTAAAAGATAGAGCTAATCTAGCACCGCAAATGGTAAAAGCATATCAAGATATTACCAAACAGATTAAAGCTGCGTTAATTAACATGAATAAACCTTCCACAACAGTATGAAAAAGACTTTACAAATAATCGAACAAACCTATAAATTGCTTGAACAAGATGCTCCTCCAGCTGATGCTGCAGCTTCTCAACCTGACCCAACTATGCCAGCAGAAGCTCCTCCAGCTGAAGGTCAGCCTGAAGTGGAACCATTAACATCAGAGGGTGAGGTTTCTCTTATCAAAAAATTAGTAACTTTAATTAAGTCTGTTGTTGCTACGACCCCAGATGACAGTACACGTACAGAAATTTCCAACTTTAATGTTGATAGTGTAACACCTCAAAACGCACGCGATATGCTTGCAAAATTTGAAAATATGCTTATTACAAACAAAAGTGATTTTGAGACATCTCAAGTAGACAACCAGTATGGATTATAATTTAACAAAACTTTACGAAAAAGTTTACGATAATAAACGCTTTGTAGCGAAAAAAACTATATCTCAAATATATAAAGAAGACGTGAATGTAACATTTCAACCTGAAGGTGGTCCCCCAACAGTATATACCCTACCGGATTTATATGCAAAAACCTTGATGAAAAAAATCAAGGTTGAAACAGCTGAAGGCATTGATAAACCGGTTGATAGTATTTTTGTACAAGGTGGTTGGGGAACAAAACAAGACGCCCCAAAAGCAGTATTTAAAAATATTATTATTAACAGTGATTACGACCAAAGTGCTGATCTTATCAATTATTTAGCGGAAAATAAATCCAAACTTTTAGAGTTGAATGATATTACGACTGGTAGTGTTGTTAACTTTGTTGATACTATTATTGCAAAGCTACCACAACAGTTTAGAACAGAAGGTCTTAGTGATTTTATTAAAGCTATTCATTTGAATGTTATGCCAGGTGCATCAACTAATGTCGGTTTAGGTGAAGGAACGTTTTCTATCTTCGGAACTGCTATGAAAGGTAAGTCGGGGGATCTTCAGTGGAGTGGTAAAGAAGTTGAAATCAAAACAAACGGTAGTTCAAACGCTGGCGCGGTTTTAGGTGGTGATGGGTTTATGAACAAAATTACGTCAAGGCTTGAGTTTATATCAGATTATACACCACTTAAAACTTCACAGTTACAATTATTATTAAGTAAATTAAATAACGCAAAGCAGGCGTTTGATGCCAAAGTTAAAAACATGGGTAAGGTTTTTGATGAGTTTAAAAAGGTATATAATGATTATGAATTATTTGCTGCAGAAAAGCTAAACAAAACAGTAAGATCAGCAACTATAGATGACATGTTCACTCGACCTGTTACCCGTGATTTTACTTTTATAGTAAGACCGAAACCAGGGTTGCCTACACTTTATGATGCATTAGTTAGTAGAATCAAGGATGATATCAATAAGGCTAATGAAAGGGGGGCGAACCTACCATCACAAATATCAAGTATGTTAGCAGCTGAAGGTGGTACTGACTTATTTGTTAAAGTATTTGCAAATCTTAGAACATATGAAAATACAAACATTGATTTCGAATCGCAGCTTAGACAGTTTTTTAAATCCCACAACCCTGTGGGATTCGACCCAAAAACAAATTATCAAAATTTCTCAAGACTAGTTGGTTCTATTGCTATTATAAGCTACCAAGAACATATTGGATTTAACTATATAACTGCTGGTAATGATAGAACATTTAATATTGCTGTTATCAACTGTGAATCAGGCAATATATCTGATGTTTATAATCAGCTATTAAGTATACCTGAAGTTCAATTTGATTTGGATATTGACGTTTATGAAGGCGGGGCATTTAAATCACAAACTGTATTTGCAAAATCACCACGTATCATTTTAAAATAACATGACAACATTTAAAGAATTTTATCAATTAATTTCAGAAGGTGGTGCAGCTGGTCACATGGCTCATCCATTTGATATACCTTCTATTACAACTGGTACACAATTAATTAACGCTTTTAATAAAATTTGGAAGAGTGTATCCAAAACACCTGCATCTGTTAAAATCGATGGTGTAAATGTATCTTTCAAAGTGGTTGGTAATCAGTTTGCCCTTGATAGAGGTTCAATGAAACCAATTGATGTTGAAGGTATAACCATCGATCGAATCGGTGAGCGATTCCCAGAAGGGCATGGTATGAGAGATGCAGCAACTACAATGTTGTCATTTTTGAATGAAGCTTTTCCCGATTGTTTACCGGAATTAAAAACACTAGGATTACTCAAAGATCCCACAAAGTTTATTAATTCAGAATATGTGAGTGGTGGTAAAACCAATGTAATGCAGTATGACAAAAACTTTTTAGCATTTCATGGTATTAATAAATTTCAACAAATAACACCAACAAGAAGAGAATCAAGTGAAGTACCGTATAGTCGCGCAGCTTTAAATAAACTAGCTAAAAAAATAAAACCTTATGCAGCAAAGTATGGATTTGATGTTGTTACTTCAGTACCCACAGAAGTAAAGGGGCAGCCTAATTTTATTAACGTGTTACAACAACCATTCACCATTAACTATGGTGAAAACAACACAGTTACAAAACCGTTAGGGGAGTGGCTCAAACAAGCAAAAAATCCATTTGGTTATATGATAAAAACAACTGATGGTAAAAAAATTGGTGCATTATCAAAACAGGTATACATGACCCTATTAAATGGCACACCATTAGATCAATTTATAGCTGATAAAAAAGATTTTAAGCCAGCAATTGATGGAGCTGCGTTTTATCACGCAACAAGAGTTCTCGGTAATGAAATTCTTAATAATCTTACATCAGAAATGGGTGATATTACCAACCACGAAGGTGTGGTTGTAAGAGATGTATTCTCAAGACCAGTTAAAATCACCGGTGAGTTTATCGTAAGAGGTTTAGAAAGTGCATTTAGAAAATGAAATCATTTAAACTATTTTTTGAACAAGATCAAAGACCACGTACAATTGCAGTCTATGCAGGTAGATTTCACCCGTTTCATATTGGACACGCCGGTGTATTTAAACAATTAGTAGATCGTTTTGGTTCTGAAAATGTATATATCACAACAAGTGGTAAAGTTGATCCACCTAAAAGCCCGTTCACATTTCAAGATAAAACGGTTATGATGAAAGCAGCTGGTATACCTGAAGATCATATCATTGAAGAAGTATCGCCATATATGCCTAAAAATTTAGCTAATCAGCTAAATTTAGATCCAAACCGTGATTTTATTGTTTTTGGTATTGGTCGTAAAGATATGGCAGAAGATCCAAGATTTAGTTTTAAGCCGTTAAAGTCGGGAGCACCTAGTTATTTTCAACCATATGATTCAAAAAATTATGAACCTTTGGGTAAACATGGTTATATTTTTCCTGTTAATGATATAAATTTTAAAGTAAATGGTGAAAGCATGAAAGGAGCAACTCAAATTCGTGCTAAATATATTCAATCAACAGATAACGAACGAAAAAATATACTCAAGACATTATACCCAGATGCAAATGATATGGTTATATCTGTAATTAAGAATATTTTCGACTCTAAACTTAAATAATATAAATGAAACACAAAGACTCGCTAAAACTTCAATCTCTTTATGAAAACGCTATTTTTGTAGCGAGAGCTGTTGATTTATCACCAGAGACTCACCAACCAGGTATGGCTAGTGATGCAGAAGGTCACAACGTAGAAGAAAAAGACCCAAGTGAAATTCATATGGCAAAAGCTGAACTTAAAAAGCTTGCAGAATATTCTCACAAATTATATGATATGATTGATAGCGTACCTGGATTGGAAGGTTGGGTGGCATCTAAAATCACCAAAGCATCTGACTACATTTCATCAGTATATCATTGGTTGGAATACGAACACCAAGATAAATCTTGTGGTTGTGAATAATATATGATTAAATTTAAACAATACTTTTATGAAAAAACCGTCGTTGGTCTCATCGAGACCATCTTTATAAACGGTATTGGTGAAGTTGAAGCTAAAATCGATTCTGGTAATGGTGCATACAATGTACTACACGGTATTAATATTGAGACTAATGGTGAAATGGTTTCATTTACAACCATTAATAATAAAAAGATTGAAAAGCCTATAGCTGAACACGTTACAATCAATGTAGGTGCAGGTAATTTTGAAGATAGACCAGTTGTATTATTTGATATTAAAATAGGTGAGCAAAACTTTGATAATGTCAAATTTTCCATTGGTAACAGATCTAACAACGAATATGGGGTGTTAATCGGTAAAGACTTTATTAGAAATGACCTAGATGCACTTATTGACGTTGACGGTAGAAACATGTTTGCAAAACATATCGAAGTAGATTATGAATAATAACGACAGCATCAATTTATCTTTATTATGGGAAAGCATTCACGCTGATGATGCTAAGTTTGAAGAATTTGCACAAACCCGTCATGATGGTGCTGCAAAGATTGCAAAGAATGCAAAAGAAAAAGGTGGTCCAGCAATGCTAACATACCACCACTTCAATGTTAAATTGCCATATTATAAAAAAGCAGCTCAAGGTAAGTTTGATGTTGATGATGCTAAAAAAGAACTCAAACAACTTACTAAGCAT